GTAGAAATGCTGAATGGACATAGTTAAGCAAATGGTGGAGACTTGGTAAGCGTACCAAATCTGTTTGTCTGGTAGAAAAAATCTACGCCAATCAAAAAAATTGGTGCGGCAAAAGTATCCCCTACGTTACCACCATCTCGGAATATCCTAGTCAAAAATTTCATGTTCTGCTGAACCGACGCGCCGGGAAACTTGTCGGATTCTTGATTGAAATTTATGTAATTGGTGTACGCAACCCCATCGGCTTGACTAGCGTTTATGTAGATTGTTTGAGATGCTCCAAACCTACTAGTTGCCCCATTCGGCCCGTAAGAAAAGGCGTAGGTAAACTCAACCCCAAACCGCACGTTGCCTGTTGCAGAACTGTTCCCCGGACTCCAGTGAATTCCTATGTATAGGTCTGTACCCGGCGCCCAATCGAAAGGAACGTCAAATGTGACGTATGCCTGAGACATCTGCCCATTTGGATATGACCACAAGTAAATACCGTCTCGGAAAACTTCCAAAGATGGAGCATTGGCCGTACCCTCACGGACTTCAGGCTCACCGGAGAACTGCGACCATGAGAGCGCAGTCCTTGCGGCAAGGTCTACGAAGTTCCCATCCAACTCACTGTACGTGAGCGGGGAACCCTTTACCTCACGTAGAGTGATTGTCATTTAGGTCGCTTGGAATACGCCGTTCGTTCCGTCGAGCGTTACCGTCACGGTTTCGCCAGCAGCAACTGCCTGAGAAGAACCGTAGTCCCAGTAGCCCACCGGAGTAGAGGTTGTGCTGTCCCATAGGATGGCGTAGCGGAAAGTAAATCCGCCGCCAGTTGCCGTCCACACAGCAGGGCTGTTTAGCACCAGCTTGAACGTACCAGCGGATTGTGTGGCAGATGAAGTGGTAGCTGCGTTACCGCCAGCGGTGTAACCACCGCCTGTTGCGAGGTCAGTGGTGCCGGGTGTAAACGTGGTGTCTGCTGCGTTGATGGTGTTGCTCAGAGCAACTTTCCATGCGTCCGAACCGGCGTTAATGCCTTCAAGCAAAGGCTCAATCGCTGCGGTGTACTTGTTGTAGGTTGCCATAATAACTCCTAGGTAACTGATCTGATCAAAGCACTATCTGCGGCGTTGGCAGGCATGGTGATCAAAAAGGTTGTGGTTGACGTTTTGTCAGCCCCGAAATCCAGCACAGCGATAGATTTATTGCCCTTGCTGGAATTGTAGATCAACGCGCCTCTAGCGGTGATCGCCGCAGTCCACGATACATCAGCAAAATCCACGTAGGTAGTTTGTGCAGAAACCGTAGACGAAGTGTTTATGGTGATGCCTGTCATTACCACACCACCGGCTGTGTAGCCAGAACCCACAACTTCATTGGAGGTTGTGTAAACAGTGGTGCTTTGGTTTAGCGTAGCAGAGTCGGTGTACAGAGCAATCTTGATAACGTCTGTTAGCAGATCATGTACCCCTTGGTACAGTTCTGCCTTGAAGCTATTGGTCTGACACTGAGCGAGAGCCATTACTGCACCTGTGTCCTAACTTGGCCGCTGCGATAAGCATCCTGACGCAGCTTGCCGTCACCCAGATTCTTGAGCAGCAACATGGCATCGGCAAACAGGGACTGATACAACGCAACCATGTCCTGCTCACCCTTCATAAACCGGATGGCTTCTACCAGCGCACCGTTCAAAAGAGCAGAGTCGAAGTTGTCACCAAGCCATGTTTCGTTGGCAGTGACAATGCTCTCTGGGTAGAAGTAGTAATGCAGTTCGGCAGCGTACGCCACGTTTGGTGTCGGCCCGACAATGAAACTTAGCTCATTAGCAACATCTGACCGTGGACCAAAGATGGCGTAGTACTTCGGCATACCTGAAGTTGACGCCGAAGGGTAGGCTTCTCGGATGAAGTTCACATCCTTGTTCAGGAGGTACAGGTAGTCTTGCGTGGTGGGGTCAATGACCGCCAGAGAGAAGGCGGACAAAAAATCCAGTGGCGCTGAGAGGTACTTGTTCCCCGCTGTCAGGATACCTGTGACGTTCTTGCGAAGCGATGGTAGCTGAACAGCGTTGTAAATTTTCTGTTCTGCTTGCTTTGTAAAAAGCGCATACTCATCCGCTGTGAATTGGTTTTCACAGATGTCCGCAATATTCGTACACAGGTCAGTGTAGTTCACGCCATCGGTCCTCTAGCCATAACGCCTTTAGTGGCAGCGCCAGTGCCGCGAATCTTGATGCCGGACGTTTTCACGTCGTCATTAGAGCCCATAGATACGCCATCCAGCGGGGTCCAATTTTTCTTACGCGGCATCGAAGGGCGCTTGCCATAGTCGTCAATGCCTACGGTTTTACCGGACATCGTATGCGGCTTGGCGTATGCCGAAGCAGGCTTGTTGTTGACCATCACTTGCCCCGTTTCTGATTTGCGACTTTAGCAAGATTGCGACCCATCTTGAGCATGTCTTCGTTAGTCTTGCCGCCGTTGCCGCCTTTGCCGCCGGTCTGAACCGGAACCTTTTTGTCTTGCGTAGCCATATCTTCTCCTAAGAGGTTTGCACCGTAACTATACCAACATAACCGACTGACACCAAGGTGTTTGGCGTAAGAACTGCGTCAAAGAAACGCCCACCTCCTACCGGCTTCCAGCCCCACTGAATGTCCCTATTCTGAACATACCCAGCAAAGTCAGGGCGTGGATCACGAACCGCCTGCGGGTCTTCGACCGGGTACATACCAAGTTGTAACTGCGGATGATCCGGCTCCCAGCATTCGTTACAAACCTTGATGGCAACCCGCTTGGTTTTAATGACCAAGTTTCTCAAGTCTTTCAGTTTCACCCGAATACCGCACCTATCGCATTCGGCTATCGACCTTCGGCCTGCGGTAAATCTATTAGACATGATCAGTTAATGAACTGTTGCCTTGGAACCAAACGTACGGCAGCTTTTTCGCGATCTTCTTCAGCGGCGGAGGCCCACGCCTCATCGTACTGAACTTTGAGCACCTGCATTCGCTCCAGCGCTCCGGGAATCTTCATGGACAAATAGTAAGCCAGTCCTGCCACCATAGCCGGGATCATACGGAACGGCACATCCATCGTATTAGCCCCATTGCCTGCGTCCTGAATCCTGCGAAGCCGCCAGTACACTAGCGTGTATGGTTGCGATCCATCCGGTGTAGGCCAAACTGTGATGCTTGGTGCGTTCAAACGATTGACTAGAATCTGAATCGGTCTCGCCTGCGTCAGCTTGTTAGGGATGCTGGCGTACGTGGAAATGCTGATACGCGTGATTGTCAAGTCAGCCTGCGTAGCTACATTGCCTGCACCGGTTCGAATGGTGTGCTCTAGCAAGTCGATCGTGTCCACGGGCAAGGAGTACGTAGCTGTTCCCTGAACAAGTGCGATCGAGCCTTGCTCAAAAGTAAACATGTTCAATCCACGATTCGCCCAGTCTGCAAACAACAGATTCAAAGATCGCCGCGCAGTCTTCAGATCATAGCCCGTACGCAACTCCGCACCACAGCGCTCAAAAGCCTCCTCGACAAGCTCACTGAGGTCTAGGTTAAAAGTGGTGGTGCCGGAGGTAGCCATTACTTACCCTTTGCTGTCATTGCGGACTATCTGAAGGCTTTGGCTGTCGGCGCACCCGGTTTACCCACTGAGCGCATTTTCTCGCCAGAGCCTTGAGCAATTCGCTTGCGCTTTGCATGAATGTTTGCATACAGCCCTACTTTCCCGCCTGTCGCATACTGCGTAAAGTCGGTGTCATCTCGCCGTGCTTTGCGGGTACCTTTAGGCATTTTGGATGGGGACATCGCCCCCATCCCACGGCTCGCCATCATACGATCTTCGCAGCCCTTGCGCCTCGTGCTTGACCCCAACCCTTGACCATACCGCCCTTGGCGTAAGCCTGCGTCTTGCCGCCACGACGGAACTCGACATTGGCTTCATCCTCATTGAACTTCTTGGTCGCACGTGTGCGTGAGGATTTGGCCGGGCTCTCGAACTTGGTCGGTTTTGCGCCACGACGCAGCGCCCCCGCCATTTCCGATTTCTTCGACGCTTCCGCCGCTTTTTCTGCCATCCGTGCTGCTGCAGCGCGAGCGGTCAGGCCTTCCGCCGCTGCTTTTGCCAAATTGACACCTTGATAGCCGGAAAGAGCGCTCAGCGTGTTCTTGATGTTGCGGCCCAGTTCGGAGCCACTAGCCGAGTTTCCTTGACTGGGTGTTGGGCCTGCGCCAGAACCGCCAGTGGGGATTTGCGAGATCAGCTGTTCCCGCGTTGGCTTCTGACTGGAGCGGTATGCTTCCAATTCCGCCGCAGTTGGTCCGCGACCACCGGCAGAACCCCTTCGCATCTCCGCTGCAGTTGCCCCACGCCCACCACCGGAGCCACCAGTGCCTGAGTAAGATGGACGACGCTGAGGGGCAGCGGGTGCAGGTGCAGGTGCTGCAGCTACGCGTGAAGCACCGCGCTTCATATCAGCGATATCGTCAAGCTCAGGATTTCTCAACGAAGCAGAACGCTTCATGTCCGCAGTGTCGCTGTCCGCCATGTCACTGTCCGCCGCAGAAGCGCTTCGCGCCTTGACCTCTTCCACGGGTTTGGGGGTGCGGTCTTCAACGGGCGCACGAGTAGGACTGTCCGGCACCGCTCGACGCATACGCGCCAAGATGTACGGGTCCGTTCTATCGGCTCCGCCTAGCCACGCTTCCTGCTCGGGCGAGAACGTCTGCCCGCCATCTGCAAACCGACGCTTTTTCATGGTTACTCCTTAGCAACGACCGCCACCAGCCATCTTGACTTGTTTCGCTTTGGTCTTGCCCTTGGTGGCAACACCGTCTGCCGCACGGACGTAGCCGCCGTTGGCGTACTTGCTGGGCTTCTCCATGCCGGACTTGCCGTGCACACCTTCAGCCTTCTCACCCTTGCGATACAACGCAGGACTCATGCGTTTGATCTTCATTTCCTTGGCTTCTTCAGCCTTGGTCTCTTTGCCCATGAAGGGAGGGAGTTTCTTTGTAGCCATATCACCACCTTTTGCAAATTTGCGACCTTTATCAGCCGCTGCGAAATCACGCCCCACGGATTGCGGGACACCTGCCTTCTTTGCAAACTCAGGGCTATGCGCCACGGCCTGCATGAAATTGTGCTGCTTCTTACTGCTGGATGGCATTATTGCCTCT